CCAGTGATTGCCGGGGCACATTGGCACGGTCTGCGAATAAGCCGAGACGCACGCTTCGACCATCGCCCGCCGCTCGCCGTAGGGCTGTGGTCTATAGCCGGTCTGCCACCAATTCCAGTAGCGACCGGCGCTGGCGCTGATCCATCCACTGTTAGCACTGCCATCCGCGATCAAATAGGGGCCTGGTCGGTACTGCCCTTCGACAGCCCGCCGGCCCCACGGCGGCAGAATCTGTGTGAGCCAGTTCGCCACGGATTAGCGCGTCCTGTAGCCGGCGCGCTCCTCGGGCTTCATATCGCGTTGTTGTCTTTTCGCGCGCGCTTCGTGCGCCTCGGATGAAGCATATTCGCCGGTCTTCATCGCGTCGGCTTCTTCCTGAGTCGGCGACGGCGTTGGCGGATTATCCATCGTCTCTAGACGTTCCTCGTAACTCTCTTTCGCTTCTTCTGGCGTTGGACTCGGTTGCATCGCGGCGCGGCGGCGTTCATCCCCGGATGTCGCTTGTCGGCGTTCTTGAGCGGATCGTTGTTCGGATTGCATCTCTTCCTCCTATTAGCGGTGTTGGGCAGGGTTTGCCGCTCTTGCGGCCGGCACCGAAACGGCGTTTGACGGCGGTGCGGCCGTCGATCCGGCCGCGTTTGTCGCAGTAACAACGCACGTCAGGCTGTGTCCGGCATCGCCGGCGACAACGATGTAATCGGCGCCCGTCGCCGATGTGCTGGCGCCATCACGCATCCAGTCATAGGCGTAGCCGGTCGGTTCACCGTCCCAAGTCCCCATCGTGCAATTGAGCGTCGCGCCAACGGCACCCGTTCCTGAAACATGGGGGACCGCCGTGTTCACCGGAGCAGTGGTAGCGCCTTCCCCCGGCGGCGCGGTTTCGCCGTGCGCCTGCTGCTTCAATTCGTCCGCTTCGGCCTGCGTCGGAGTCGGCGGCGGCGGTTGTCCTGTGGCGGCGGCGGGCTGCTCGTCGCTCTGCCGTGGAACGGTTCTTTCGGGCGGCTTGGTGGTTTCCATCTTGGTTCCTCGCGGTAGAAAAGGGCGGGGATTGCTCCCCGCCCTACCCCAACGTGCTTACGGCCCCCAATTGACGCCGGTCATCCATTGCACCATGCCGGTCCGGCGCATCGCCCAGGTCACGTTGGCAAGCATCCGGATGGCGATCTGCGCCGTCTGGAACATGCTTTGCGTCGGTGTCGCCAACACACCCGAGCCCTGCGCGCCGCTGGCGATCTGCAATGGGGTCGTGTCTTCCATATGCAGGGTCGCGACCTCGCTGACCTCAAATTCGGGCGCACCCGAAACGGAGACAAAATCGGCGCAGTCGATCATGTAGACGTTCGTCGCCGGCACGCTCGTGCTCTCGATAACGGCAAAGCGCGAGGTGAACTGTTGCGACCAACCGAACGGCACGCCGGTCGGCCCCGGAGCAAAGATCAACTGCTGCGCTTGCGCCGGGTTCATCAGCAACGCCAAGGTGCGCCCCGCATTCACCGCGTAGAACGGGTTTGTCAGCGCCTGGATGTCCGCCAGGATCGCGGCGTAGCCGTGCGCCGTCGATGCGGTCAGCGCGGCCACACCATTGGTCAGGCCCGCCGGCCGCGTCGTCGAGACCGCGACATTATCGAGCAGCAGCCCGTCGATGTTGATCGACGTGTCCAGCGTAATGTTCTCGCGGATCAACCCCTCGATTGACGGGTTCGAGTACATCGCGATTTCGCGGCTGAACACCGCGAGCCCGCCGACCTTGTGCGGGTAGAGCGTGATGCTCGTGGTGCCGAACCGCCGCACCGGGATCGGCGCCCCTTCCGCGATGAACGAGCCGCCGATCGACGGCGTCGTGGCGCGGGACGGGATCTTGATGGCCCCGGCATTCGGGCCGAATGCCAGCGTGGTTCCAAGGTTTGATAGCCGCGGGAACACCGAGGTCGGCACGAGGTTCGCGAGGAAATCAGCCTGCCCGAGCTGCACGAGTTCGGCCGCCCAACCGGCCGTGGTCGTAGTCGCACCAGCGACCGCGGCACGCGTGATAAGCGCCGTTGCCTGCGCCGTCGCCTCGTGGTCTGGATAGTGCTCGTGGAGCACGTCGTCGAGCGAGCGATGCAGCACGACAGAGCGCACCAGTGAAGAGGCGGCCCGCCATAGCAGGTCTTGCGGCTCGACTTCCTTTGCGGGCAATCCCAGTGGTCGGCGGTTGATGGCCGGCGTGGGAAGCGGCGCCTGCTCACGCTGCTGGGTACGGATCGCGAGTGCGCGTTCGCTTTTCTGAAGTGAGCCTAGACGTTCTTCGTGAGCATCGACCTCGTCCTGTAGGTCCGCGGCTTCGGTCAAGTCGTGATCCGGGTCGCGGGTAAGTTCGACCAGCGCATCGCGCGCCGCGTTGAGCATCGCTTGTCTGTCTTCGATTTGCTTGCTGAGTGTGGTTGTCATGGGAATGCCCGCCTTCGGTAGGCGTTTCGTCACGGCTTGCCCGCCGGTTGTCGCCATGTCCCTGCGCCTCATTACGGCTTGCCCGCCGAAGGCCAGGTCGATGGTTTCGTCAGAAATGTTGAGAGACTTCGCGAGTTGCAGCGCTGCCGGATTGGCCGGCACCGAAACGATGCTGGTTTCGAGCAATTCCTGCTCGGTGTAGCGCGTGCCGCGCATCGGGTTTTTCGGGTCGATCGGTTCGCTTTGGATTTCCTTAAATCCGACGCTTGTGGCCCGCAGGATGTCTTGTTCGATCAGGCTGAGGATTTCATCCACACGCTGCGACGTGCCGCGCGCCGCTGGCTCGAAATCCGCGACAAGCCGGTCGCCGTCGACCCGGATGTCGGCCCATTTGCCGATCGGCGCGTTGGGGTTGTGGTTGAACAGAGCGATGGGGTTCGCGCGGAACCCATCAAGCTGCCACCCCTTCGGATCGATTGTATCGCCGTAGCGGTCGACGGTGGCATCGCTCAAGACATAGGTCAGCGACCCCGGCTGCTTTCCAGTCGCGGTCTTGCGAACCAGAGACATCTTGCTCTCCGCTTCAGCCGATGAGTGTCAGGAGGTTGAAAGGCACTTCTTCGTCCAGCGGGGCGACACCGGCCATCATGGCGAGCGCCACCGCGCCGTCGATGCGGCCCGCCGATTTGTCCTTCGCCAGCTTGCGGTTGCCCGCCGGGTCGGTCTTCACCACGGCGTTCGCCATGCACATGGTCATGACCGGGTGCCCGCCATGCGCGATCCGCTCGTTCAGGATCTCGGCCTCGAGCGCCCGCAGGGCCGGCGACATGTGCTGATAGCCCTGGCCGAACTCAACAAAGTGCTCGTCGAGCACCGTTTCGGTGAAGCCAGCCTTGAGCAACCACGGGCGCAGATGCTGCCAGCCCCAGCGGTCAAACCCGATTTTCTTGATGTCGTGGGTGTCGAAGATGCCGCGCAGATATTCGGCGATGTACTCGTAATCCACCGAGCGGCCCGGTGCCGCGAGCAGATGCCCGTTGCGGTGCCAGACGTCATAGGGCACGCGATCGGCCCGCGCCTTCACCGCCAGCCCGTCACCCGGTAGCCAGAATGTCGGGTGCACCTGCCAGACGCCGTCGACCCGCGCGCCGAGCACCAGCGCCGTCAGGTCGTTGACGGCCGACAGGTCGAGCCCGCCATAGACCGGCTGCCCGTCGAGCGGCCCCGCCGGCGACGAGCACGCTTCCCAGAGCTGGCGGCTGATGAACGGCGCCGACGCCTCGACACGGCGGTTGAGGATCAGGTTCTCGAATTCGGCTTGCCGGCTCGGCATGCGCTCGGCGTCGCGCGCCATCGCGTTGACTTCGGTGGCGTTGAGAAAATCGCCGTAAGCCGGGTTCGCGGCGCGGATCGCCTGTTTTGAAAACGGCCCGAGGTTCACCGGCGCGGTATACAGCGACACCACCACGCGCGGATCGTGCGCGCCGAGGCCGTCATCGATCAGCACCGACAACAGGTCCGCGTCGGTCGGCGCCTGCGTGCTGATGACGATCGACAGCGGGTTTTCTTGCGCGCCCGTCGCCGTCTCCAGCGCCTCGTAAAGCCGGCTGCGCGGGCCGCGGACTTGCCCTAATTCGTCATGCACGACGAACACCGGCGACAGGCCAAACGCGGTCGTCGCCTCGGCCGAGAGCGCGCGATAGATCGTCCCGAGGTCGGGGCAGAGCAGTTCCTTCGCCGTATCGCGGATCAGCACGACGCCCGAGAGGATTTCCGACATCCGAACGATTTTCGCCGCCAGCCCGAACAGGATCGCCGCCTGCTCGCGTGACTGCGCCGCCGAATAAAGCTGGCTATTCGCCCGCGCCTCGGGCCCGCACAGGTGGAGCAAGAGCAGGAAGCTGGCGAGCGCGGTCTTCCCGTTTTTGCGGCCGAACGAGACGATCGCCCGGCGCGTGCCTGACGGATTGTCGTAGATGCGCCGTAGTTCCCGCTTCTGCCAGGGACGCAGCACGACCGGCTGCCCGACCAACTTACCTTCGGGAACGACGCAAACCTTTTGTATCCAATCGATCGCCCTGGTGCCGCGTGTGCGACGCCTTAGAGTTCCCAAGGCTTCGCCACCTTCGCGCGGGCGCGCACCCCATCGCTCGCCGCCTTCTCGTGATGGTACCGACTCTGGTTCGTCAGGCGCAGCTTCGTGGCGAGCAAGACTGCGCCGCGGACCTCGACATCCCGCATCTGCAATAACTGCCTATAGCGCACCGTGCCGTCAGCGCTCTTCAGCCACTCCACTTTGAACTCGTCGATCAGTGCCGACAGGGTGTCCGCCGTGTCCCGTCGTCGGCAGTAATCGGCGAGCAGACCGCGCGTTGCTTCGGTGGCAAAAAAAGCCGGGTCTTCGCCAGAGGTCACGAGACGCCATATCGCGGCCTGCCGCTCGGTCAGCTCTTGAGGCGGTTCAGGTCGGCGCGCAAAACCGCCCTCAACCACCACCGCACTAGCCTGTGATGACCGGCGACCGCGTTGTCTCATGCTTTAACCGTCGACTAACCGCCGCTGACCTTGCGCGGATCGCGATGTGGTAAAATGCGGCGAGGCATGGGGCGGATGTTCGAGTTTATCGAAAAAGAAGCTGGGGCCGGTTGCTCGCGGCCCGTCGCCGGATTTTTTCACTCCCCCCGCCCCCTTCTGAGAGCGGTCACGGCCGCGGTCAGGCTGGCCGCACCAAAGTCATCATTCCGGACTTGGGATAGCGGCAATCGAATTTCTCTTAGCGGCTTTACAACCGGATAGTAGACGACGCTATTAAAAGCGTTATGGAATAGCGCGAGCATGTCGCAGTCTTGCGGCGTAAGAAGCCTTCTGATCTTCGCCGTCTTATATTGATGCCACTGCGACTTGCTGACTTTCCATACAGCCATCTCTTTGCGTGGGCCAATGTAGGTTTGGCTCGTACTCTTCACGTCTATGCGGAAACTCGCATTGCCGCATTCAAGGATTAGATCAAATCCCGCCGCGTCTATGTAGTGCACGTTATATCCTAGCCGACTGAGGTACGCGCACACCATGAACTCGGCGTAACGTCCAGTAAGCGTGCTCTCTGATTGCTGCGCTTTTGGCGCGATGTGACCCTCATTGGTTGGCTGGTTCCCGAATAGATCACTGACAACCGCAGTCTTTGAGCGCACTTATTTAACCGCAGTTCGGTTCCAAGGGTGGCTCGGATCAAACGGTTCGCCGCGGACATTGCAGGCGGCGAACCGAGCCGAGCGGGGAGCGCCATGGCCGCGCCGTTTTTCGCGATGGCCTTGGTTGTCGCAGGTGGTGCAAAGGGTGCGAAGGTTCGAGAGTTCATATTCGAGGTCGGGATGCGTCGAGCGCGGCTTGATATGATCGACGCGAGCTTCGCCTTTGCCGGCGACGTTCGCACGGCAGACGGTGCAACGATATCCGTCACGGCGCAGTATCACACGCCGAACCGCCCGCCAAATCTTCGAGAAGTAAAACGGGTCGGTCTGTTTCACCGCAACCGACGCCATGCTTGGCGATCGTAGAAGCTCAAGCGATGCCCCGTAATCCTGGCACGAACAGGAACAAGGCGATCAACAAGACGGCAATCCAGGCAAGCCAACCACTAGCCCACGTAAAGGGCGTGATCTGCGGCACCGGTAGCAGCGAGAGGAACCAGAGGAAGATATCCACGATGATGAGGATTTCGAGAACCATGGCGCGATCCTCGCCTAGTTCGACAACATCCGGATTTTGAGATTGCCGACGCTTGCGCCGTTATTCGTCACGAAAATCTTGTTGATGACGCCGCCTTGGAACGGCAGCGGCCAAAACGAATTGAGCGTCCAGATGATCGGAATATTCCCCTTGATCGGGATGGTACTAGAGG